AAAAAGTGGGTATGGCACTGCATCTTACTCTTGCGTCAACTAACCAAATCGTCCGTAAATTTGGTATTGACCATGTTGTGTTTTGTCTTGAGGGCCGCAGCTGGCGTAAAGAGTTTTACAAGCCATATAAAGCACACCGCAAGCTTGATGAATCTGTTATGACTCAAGCAGAAATTGAAGAAAATAAAATGTTTTGGGAAACATATGAGACATTCACAAAGTTTCTTATTGAAAAAACTAATGTAAGTGTTATTAGGCAGCCCAATGCTGAGGCAGACGATGTTATTGCTAGGTTTGTTCATTTGCATCCAAATGATCATCATTATATTATCAGTAGTGACACCGACTATGTTCAGCTAATCAACGACAATGTTAGCCAGTATAATGGTGTGGCTAGAGAACTTATCACAACTGAAGGCTACTTTGACGATAAGGGAAAACTTATAGTAAACAAGAAGACTAAAGAACAAAAAACACTGGGTGATCCAAAATTTATTCTTTTTGAAAAGTGTATGCGTGGTGATGGCACTGACAATGTGTTTAGCGCCTATCCTGGTGTGCGTACTAAAGGTAGCAAAAACAAAGTTGGTCTTATTGAGGCATATGCTGATAAGGACAAACAAGGGTTCGCTTGGAACAATCTGATGTTGCAGCGTTGGGTAGATCATGAGGATGTAGAGCACCGTGTGCGTGATGATTATGAGCGTAATCGTACATTGATTGATCTAACCGCGCAGCCTGAAGATATTAAACTAGCAGTAGATAATGCTATTGCAGAATTGGTACGCACTAAAGTAACATCACAAGTAGGTATTCACTTTATGAAATTTTGCAGTAAGTTTGAACTGAATAAAATTGCAGAGCAAGCAGAAACATATGCAAGATGGCTTAATTCACCTTACGAGGGAACTGTACATGAAAATAGCAACGCCTAAAGACAAGGTTAAAATTATTAGGCAAGGTGATTCTGATTTTTCTATCGCAGTGGGAATGTATGCCTATCCTAGAGCAGGATTTGAAATTGATGCCAGTTGTCCAGACAATATAAGAGACTTTTTGTATGACTGTCTTAGAAAAGGTTGGGTCAAGCCAGTAGCATACATGAAAGAAAGTGAGTACATTTGGGAGGAGTTGGCCAAATAATGGATTATGACGAAGGCTCTATTAGAATTGAAGGACTAACACCACTGGAATGTTGGTATTTGGATGCGCTTTGGCGTATTCAAACACAAGAAGAATTGTATATTTTTAAATCCTTTTTGTCATCAGAAGAACTAGTAATAGTTGAAAAGCTACAGATGTTATTGTTGATGGAAGTGCTAGAGCAAAGCTTATCTAAAAAAACAGAATTTAAGTATGCAAACGATTATTTGAAACGATTTATGAAGCCATGAGTAATAAAAAAGTTATCTTCTATAAAAAAGAAGGCAAAAAATATGTGCCTGTATATGAGTATGATTCAGACCTTATTGATGCTATGCCAAAAGGAACTCATTTAATAATGAGTTATCCAGGTGGGAAAAGTACTAGATATAATATCAATCCAAACCATGCTGCTATGATTGCTGCTGGTAGAGTAGCAGAAGATGCTATTTCTACAGCTATTATGAATGCTAGCCAAGTTCAAATGAAGCGTAATCCCATGTCAGGCAGGGAACGAGAAGCTTGGCATCATCTTATTGAAGTTTGGGGCGATGAGGCCCGCACGATAACCTATCCCAGTGCCCGTAGTATAGCTGAAGCTGGTATAAAGGCTATGTGTGAAGAAGCAGAAAAGCTTATGGAACATCCAGCAGTTAAAGACGCATATAATAAATTTTTAATGGTATGTGAGTTGACGAAGGAACAAAATAATGACTGAAGAAACAAAACATTTTGATAAATTAGGCAAACTGATTACAGTAGGTGATTATGTGGCCTTTCCACAGAGCAATAGTTTAACTATCGGTACAGTTATAAAACTTAATATTAAAATGGTTAAGATTAAAAAAGTTAATCATAAACCTTCTACCTATAATATAGGTGAATATAGTAGGTATAGCAACGATTTAGTAATATTGAATGGACCAGATGTAACTGCATATCTATTAAAATTATGAAAACTAGAGAACAAATTATTACTAGTATGTGTTATACTTATAGACACGATTATGGCTTGCGTAAGCCAGAACAAACATTAGGTGATTTCATTGTTAATATTTCATCTGGAATGACTACTAAAGAAGCTCAAGCATTGTGGAATCAAATGGCACAGATATTTGATAATGATATCGCACCTTATATGGAATTTAAAAAATGATTAAACTATCTCTATCAGTTTTAAACCCATTTAGCAAAGATCGTTTTAAGTGTATGAAGTTTTGGGTAGGTAAAATTACTGAACATAAAAGTTGGGAAGTTGAAATTTATAAACAAGACCAAAGTTTTTTAGAAATTGACATCGATACCTGCATTATTGGTAGGGATCATGCTGGCATTAGTATCATATTAGGCTTGTTTTATTTTATGATATCTGCTAAAATATACGATACTAGGCACTGGAATTATGAACTGGGCCGTTGGGAAAAACATGAAAATAGAAACTAAACGAAAAAGAATAGAGCAAAAAATTGAAAAATTACATCAAGAGTTAAAACATCTTCAACTAAATTGCCCGCATACAAATCTTAAAAAACAATATAGGAGTGATACGGGAAATTATGACCGATCGGCAGATAGCTATTGGATAGACTGTCATTGCCAAGACTGTAACCTAACATGGAGAACTGAACAATGACAAAAGCGTTGATCGCTAAACCTGTAGTAAAAGATAAATTTTGGGTAATCACAGATGGTAAAGAGAAAGTAGGTAATGTGATTGCTAACCCTGATGGGTATTCATTAAAATTAAATGGCAATGTTGAATACTTTAAAAATACTGCCGCTATTAAGAAACAGCTACACATAGAGTTTACTCCTGAAAAAGCTAGCAAAATAAAAATACAAAAGCCGTTTGATGAATATCCTACACCCAAGCGAATACATAATTCTATGTTAGATATTCAACGAAGGATTCATCTCTTTACAAAAGCTACTGATAGTAAATGTTACTATGCTGCGGGCTGGTTTAACTTTCCTGAAAATGAAGAATTGGGAATCCAGTTCTGTCCTAAATATATTTTTATTCAACGATATAAATATCAAGGTCCATATAAATCAAGGGATGAGATAGCAACAGATAAATAAAGGTATGATAGCGATAAAAAACTTTATTGAAAAAGTATCTTACTCTGATGGTAAGGGAGGCAAAGTAGACTATATCATGTCTATGAATGATGCCAGAATGCTTAGGGACGAAATGGCAAAGTTACTTGCAGATTACTATGCCGTTGTAAGTGCTAAACAAGCATCAGATGATGTAATAAAATTAGAGATAAATGGCGGTAAATTTTAATGTCCAGAACGCAACCCAAAATACTAGTAGAAATGGTAGATAAAGCCACCTACAAAGTAGATCAAATAGTAGAAGCACACGGTATTTGGGCTGTATTCTATGAAGGGCAACCTATAAATTTAAAGACCGCGCATTATCTAAATAATGAATTAACTCCTAAATATAAAAAAACAAGCTTTAGCAATCCTGGCCACGCAAGAAATCTTTGTCGCAAATTAAATAATCAATTCAAGACAACAAAATTTACTGTAGTATTCCTGAACAAGGGAACTGTAGTATATCCCGATGCCTAATCCTTATACTAAAAAGCAAATCACTGAGCTAGTATTAAAACAGATACCCCTTAGATATAACTACGATTTAGATGGTAGAGATACTGCGGAAGATATGTTGGGTAAATGGTGGTATACAGGCAGAGGTGCAGGGTTGCGACTAACTGAAGAGGGTGCCCAAGCCTTTAGTTTAGCTGAAATTGAGTACTATGAATACCATATAGGATTGAGTGAGTTTATTTTTAAAGGTCCCAAAACTTATTATTTCAAGTTTTTGATCGATTTAAATAACAAAATAGCGTGCCCATATTTTCTAGTACTAAATACTATACCAACTATAAGACTATATGATAGCAGAATAGCTGTCATGGTAAGTCTATATGGTAATCTTAAAGAATACTTGGAAAACACAAAATGATCGAACCTGTTAAACAATCATTGTCTAATATTTTAAAAACAGCTATGGAAGCTAAAAATGCTAACAAACCAGAAAAGAAAACAAAAGGTAAAAAGAATTCTGTAAACACTGGTGGAAATGAATTAAAAACGCAAAATCAAAATAAACCCAAAGTTACTCGCCGAAGCAGCAGGGGTGGGTAAATAGTATTTGTTTTAATGTTGCGGCGCCGCATAAATACCTTTGTAATACATTTACACACACAGGAGATATTTTATGTTAACCGCAATAGCAAATGTTTTTATCGATACTATTCAAGATAGTAAGAAGCAGTTTGTTTCTTCCGTAGTACCCAGCGACCAATTAGTTCAAATTCTAGAGGGTTTCGTAGATGCTCAAACAGCATATACCAAAGCAGCAGTAGCAGCATCAATCAACACCACTGTAAAAATAGCAGAATTTACTTGGTCTAACAATTATTTTGGAGACAAATAATGTTCAATATACTAGACCTTGTATTATCGCATATTTTCCGCTTAGATGATTATGCGTATAGTTTAGAAAGATATATCGTATCACACAGCCCTAAAAATTCAGGCGATGTCGAAAGATTAGAGCGTGAATACAGCGAAAAACTAATAAAAGGATTTTTAAAATGAAAAAAATAGTATCTTATATTAAAGATATTTTCTCGGCGATGAAAGAAGCTGTAGGTCAATATCATGCGTACCGAGCAAAAAACAAAACAACATATCTATAATAGATAAATATTACTGTCACACACACATAGGAGACACACAAAATGGAAAAACTACCAGGAACACCTGAAATCAAATTTACAAAAAATGGATACGAACTACGCACTGATATTCTAGCAATGGCTAAAGATTTAGTTGGCCAAGAATTTCAATGGAAATGGGCTGGTTGGGAAATGAAAAGCCAGCGTGATGAAAAGACCGGTAAATTGGTCACTAATGTTGATATGCCTGAATATCCCGGGTTAGAAAAAATCTTAGAGACTGCTGAAAAGATGTACAACTTTGTAAATCAAGGTAAGAAATAAAAAATGCCCCGGAAACGGGGCTTTTTCTTGGTTTGACAATAAATACCCATTCCTGATATAATGTCAGTATAGTAGATAGATGGGCAAAAATCATGACGGTTATCGTAGCAAAAATCAAAGACCGCGTTGTCCAAGTGATCCGAATCACTGATGAGGTTGCCTTCTCGGACGAAAAAGGATGGATCCTCATCTGTATGGATTGGGAACAGGCAGAACGCAAGAAGAGCCAATTCAAGTGGGTGCCTGCTAGCACTAGGTTTGAATGGGTTCGTAGGTTCTCCTTCTGAAAGTGTACTGGAGAACCTAGTTCCATAAATTTGACAATAAATTGGATTGGGTGTATAATAGCTATATACACTGAGATAACGGAGTAAGTGATGACCCGATTTGTGAAAGAAAGTTTCTGCGGTACTGAGTATGTGGAGTATCGCACTAGTACGGAAGTCAAGTTTGTGGCGCGCTTTAAGCGTGGTGGACGCGGTCCGTTTCTGACTTTTCTGAACAAGAACTTCACGGTTGAGGAGTACTTCAGCCGACTGGATGCTGGAGAAGCTCCCCTGAAGATTCTTCAGTCCAAAGGATACCTCCAGCCCCACATCAAAAAGTGGCTCAAGGAAGGTGGCTACGAAGTCAGCCCGGCTGGCTTTGAGCAAATGATTAAGAATCAAACCAAGTTGTCGCAAGCTCGGGCAAGTTAAGGAAAATAATGAAAGTAGAAGACCAGATCGTAAAGTACGGATGTACGATTGAGCAAATGGATTCCGCGCTCGGGCACTCACCAGTGTTTTGTAATTATGGCCCCGTAGATTACACAGCCTATCTTATCGATAAGGGTGTAAATCTAATGAAGGACAGTCAGCCCATTAAAGCGGAACAGATGTTCAACCAAGCAAAATGGGTACTTATGGTCTATATTAGGAATGATAACGAATAATGAACGACCTAGAACATAACCTAGAATATCTTCTTAAAAGAATAGCCATTAACATTCAAGAGGGTAAAAATTACGACCTAATTGGAGAATATGTGGCAATATACTTGCTTAGGTTGCAGGTAAAAAGTAGAAATGTTGAGCGTTAAGACTATTAAATTTGTAGGTGCCGTACAATCAAATTTAAGTAAAAAATGGTTACTTAAATTTGAATTGTATAGGGATGGTAGCTTGGGTGGTATGATGCGTACTGCCCCACAATATTCCTCAGAAGAAGATGCCATCATAGCAGGTAAAGATATTGAGGAAAAGTACAATATTACAGGAATATTTCCCAATTTATTCAAAATGTTCTAAATACCTATATTAGGAGAACATCATGGATAAAGTAGCAGCAGAACGGGCTTGGCAATGGGTTTTTGAATTTAAAGTAACACCTGGCCAAGATTCTTCATTAGATGAAGAAAATTCTAAATTATTTGACCAAAAACTATCTTGGTTACTTGCGAACGAAACAGACGACAATATACTTAGAACATTGGCGATTCTGTTACAAAACCTACCTGCACCCAGTAAATATGGTGAAGGAAAAGAAGCCTTTGAGAAAAAGTTTGGTAAGCAAATTATTAATGGTCCCAGAAATGGACCGTGGATGTCAGGGTATGAACGACCTGCTTGGGCCGCCAAAAAGAAAACACCCAAAGAATCTTTGACTTGACATTAAATAGGTTTGGGCGTATAATAGCACTATATAGGGCTAGGAATGAAGACATATCAAGAAGCAATTTGGAAACTGGCACTGAAGCACGTCCATCACGAAATGGACGGAGGCATGCGGTACCACTATTTTGAAGGTTTACAAACCGTAGCTTGGATCTTTGAAGTTTCCGAAAAGCAAGTCCAAAAGGATGCAGACAAGGTCTTGAAAGAAGCCTGGAAAGTTGCCGGCAAGTCTTGGGAAGAAGCCTGGGCCGCAATGCCAAAAATCAAAACCCCCAAAGTTTGACAATAAATGGGTTTGGGCGTATAATATCACTATACACTGAACAAACAGGAACAGAAATGACTCAGTTCGACAAAACCAAATTTCACGGTGCTACTATCGTTCACTACAGTGGTTCGGGCGAATACCGATTCGTTGCTCGGTTCAAATACGGCGGAAAGGCTGCGTTTCTGAAGTTCTTGGCCGAGAATTTCACGGTCGAGGAATACTTTCAGGAACTGGATAAGGGCACTCCCCCGCTCAGGATTGTTGAAGCTCGGGGCTATGTTCAGCCCCATGTGAAAAAGATTCTGAAGGCCGAGGGCTATCCCCAGACTCCCGCAGGCATGCGTCAGTACATTGCCGAGAGCGTTATCGCTCGGCGCGCTGCTTAAAGGATTGGGATAAGGAGTAATTATGAAAAAGCCCAAAATTTTCCCCCGTCGTTATTACTGCTCGGATCGCGATGGTTGGGCAAGGTGTCCTAAATTGGCCGAGGTAGTTTGGAATCGTATTCGTGGAGACCGCAGTAGGTATGCAGTTGACATGGAGATTATTAGCGAGAACTCCATCAAAGTATACGCCTACACGATGGCCTGCAATGTGTATGGTGGTATTGGTAATCGTACTCACGAACAGGTGGTTACTGAATTCACCGAAGTAGAGCAGGCAATGCTTGACGAATACATTCTTGAACTCAAGACGGCGGCGGCAGCCAAAGAGTTTGAAAAGCGAGAGGAAGAAAAAAGGAACAAAGCCGTAATGAAGATTAGAAAGGAACTCTTTGGCGTTTAGTCGTTTGACATTAAATGGGTTCGGGTGTATAATACTTGTATTGAAACTAAAAAGGAAACATCATGGAATTCACTAAACTTGCTGGTGTAATGGTTGTTGGTATTGCTGCTATCCTCCTTCTGAGTTTTTTGCTTAGTTGGCCTGTTTACATGCTGTGGAATGGCTGCTTGGTTGGTGCGGTGGCAGGAGTGGCTGAAGTTACTTGGCTCCAAGCTTGGGGTCTCACGGTACTTTTTGGCTTTCTGTTCAAGTCGTCCAGTATTTCCTCGAAGTAATCTGGTTGACAATAAAGAAACGGAGTGTTTGTGGAATCGAAAATTTCTAGCACTGGTTGGTTCTGTATCCTCGATGAATTTAATTGGTGGGTCCCAGTATTCAAACTTACTGAGGAACAAATGGCTCAGTTCCTTGAAGTCAAGGCTTCGCTTAATGAGGTGAAGCATGGATGAGAAAGAATGTTATATTAGACTTGACATTCAAGGAGATGATGGCCTCACACTGGTGCTGATCGACAAATTCTATGCTAGGGTCAGTCTCGGCCTAGACGATGATGGAGAACCAATGTGTCTTATCAGCGGCAATGATGATTGGTCACTGGCCTATTTTGGTCAAGACGCTGAGTCCAAGTTCGATGCTTTGCTGAGTTCGAACTGGTCAGCAATTTCCTACGATTATATCACTGACTTGGGCTTTAAATTCTGGGGTTGACAATAAATGGGTTTGGGTGTATAATATGGTTATACACTGAAGAAACGGACTTACGAAATGAAAACTTATACCGAAACCATCAAGTATCTTGCGAAGCAGGCTTTCAGTAAATACATGGGCGGGTCGAACGAATACCTTAGTGTAGAGACCAGCGTTATCGAATTCATCTATGATGTTGACCGTGAGACGGTCAACGCCGACTTTGATAGTGCTTTTCATACAGTTAAGGCCGACTACTACTCCAAGTTCAAAGGTTGACAATAAATGGATATGGGTGTATAATATGGTTATACACTGAAGAAACGGACTTACGAAATGAAACTGACCAAGACTGAACAGACCCTTCTCTCCCGTAAGCCGGTTCATGGTCGTATCTCTATCAGCGGCAAGCGTGAATATGATGCTGCTAAAAGCTTGGTAACTCGGGGTCTGGCCGCAAAGTGGGAGAATCTTTCGGGTCTGTCTAAAGGTGAGTACTACATTCACCCGTTTACCCGCAAGGGCTGTGTTTCTAAAGAGGTTTTTGTCTACGCTGGTTATCTTTATATCGATTGACAATAAATCGGTTTGGGTGTATAATACTTATATACACTGAAGAAACGGAGTAAATGATGGAAGTTAAAGTTTTCAAACCTACTAACGATGATTGGTACGGTTCTTATAAAATCAATGGCTGGCATGAAGGTGTTAAGGATCGGATGCTTGTAGAAGTTATCTTCCATGGCAACATTGGCGACGGGGTATGGCGTACTTGTGTCTGGGGTAATGATGACTGTGGCATGGAGTTTGATTGTTCTACCGAAGCAGAATGTTGGACCATGTTTCTACAGGTAATTGGCATGGAGTCAGTTGATATGGTAGCCCTGCGTAATCTAGGCTTTGTGTCAGCCTAAGGAGTTAAGTAATGAAATCAAAATACATTATCGTCATGCAATATAGCGTACCCATGCCGTTTGTGTTTAGTGAACTTTGCACCCACGCCGAAGTCGCTAGGGCAGTTGGCGGAACAGTAACTGGCGCTGGCTTTTGTTACATTGAGCGAGATAGTTATCACTGCTATGGCGAAAGTATTAGCTGCCGAGTTAAGAGTAATGGTGACGAGGACAGTAAGATTTTGAATGAGATGTTGGGAGTGTCACAATGAACGAACGAATTTTTGAACTGGTTAAACAATCTGGTTTTGATACCCGACGCGAAACAGTAATTGTTGATGGCTTGGACATCACCAGAACGGTGGAAAATCTCACCCAATTGATTATTAGAGAGTGTGCTGGCTACATCACTAATGCGGCATCTATTGAAACTTTGTTGGGTAAGAGACTCTTGGACCATTTCGGACTTGACAAATAATCGGTTTGGGTGTATAATACACTCATACACTTAGAAAACGGAGTAAATGATGAACGAACTAATTCGACAACTGGCCGATCAGTGCAGATTTGAAAGACAAGGCATCAACTGCGAAGTGCTGGACCAAGGGTTTGATGAAGAAAAATTCGCCAAGTTGATTGTTAAGGAAGCAACTAACATTGTGCTACACTATACCGATGTTGATGAAGGTGTGTCGGTGGCAAAAAAACATTTCGGACTTGACAAATAATCGGTTTGGGTGTATAATACACTCATACACTTAGAAAACGGAGTTAAGAAATGGCATATATCTCGCAAGAAAAGAAAGCAAAGATCGCCCCCAAAGTCAAAGCCATCTGTAAAAAATACGGTGTCAAGGCTACGCTTGCGATTCGCACTCACTCTACCCTGGCACTGAATATCAAGTCGGGCACGATTGACTTTATTGGTAATTCCAACGAAGTGTGTGGCAATGACTATTATCAAGTGGCTAAAGGATTCCGGGCAAATACTTCAGGATACGAAAGTGTCAACCCCTATCACTTCAAGTCGCACTATTCCGGTAAGGCTCTCAAATTCATTACCGAAGTTTACGCTGCCATGATGGAAGGCAACCACGACAACTCGGATGCAATGGTTGACTACTTCGATGTGGGTTGGTATGTTGATATCAACATCGGCAAGTGGAACAAGCCTTACATTCTGGAAAAATAAGTGAAAAGGTATACATTGTTCGTTTCACTTATCAATGAATCAGGTAATACCGTTTGTCGAGGTATTCACACGGAACATGATGAGTTGAAGCATATTAAGGATGAGGAATTTAATTTAACCTCGGATCTTGAAGAGGGCGTGAGTTTTTTGCTTTTAGCCAATATTGGTAATGGTACGACCGATTTGGGTGATTCCGGTTCCATCTTCGTCCCTAAAAAGATTTTGGATAACTGTATTGTAACTATGGAAATTTTTGATCTTGAGGCATAAAATGGATAAATTGGTAACTTGGATTCACACCAAAATAGTTGACTACGGTTTGGTATTGTGCTATAGTATTATGACTGTTCTTGGTCTGTGTATTCTAACTGGAGTCCTATAATGAATACTTATTTTGTTATGATTAAGCTTAAAGATGAACCTGGTGCAGGTGTCATCAAAGCTTATGTAACTGCCCCTGATCCTTACTCAGCATTTCAAATGGCTAAGGCTCAATACGGCAAGCTTCTTGTTTCCCAATCTGCTGTTCTTTCAATCTGATTTTGGTAACACAGGTATTGACATCTAATCCTATCTGTGTTATCCTAATGTCTGTGCTGACTAAAGCACATTTTTTTCTAACTTAACTTTAATCTTCAAGAGGTATTTCAAATGGCAAATTCTAATCAACTTTGGACTTGTGTAGGTATTACTGTTCACAATGGTAACGCTAAGGTTCGCTTTGGTGTCGACCGCGTTCGCCGTATCAAGCAATTCACTAAAGGTGGAGCTACCCGTATCGACCTAGTCGATCTACCCAGCGAAATGAACAAGCTGGATGCTCTAAACTTTCTCAAGGCTCATGCCGAGTTTCAAGCCCCTGAAGATCAGGCCGTAATCTCTGAGGCTTATGATTATCGGGCCAAGGTC